TGAAAACCTTGTGCTCGTTCACAAGATCTATAATAGTAATAGAGCACTATATGATAACATCCTCAAGGACATTCAGAAGGTCTATCCTACATGGTCTCCGGAGACTGTAGAATCTATGCAGTTCTTTGTGTGGACTGGAGGGTCTCGTATTGAATGGCACAAAGATTTTAAACGTGACGATCCCACTTCAACACGGATAGGTGCGATAACGATATATATGAATCGGAATTGGGAGATTGAATGGGGTGGGGACTTCCTGTATAAAGATAAAGAGAGTAAAGTAAATAGAATAACCCCCGCATATAACAAGGCAGTGGCCCTTACGGACGTAGAACATCGGTCTACCACTATACAAGAGAGAAGGTTTCGTAAGTGTATTCAGATATTTTTAAAAGAAGATGCACCTACGCTTGACAACGACACAAACTTCTGTTAGAATGTACTTTAATTAATCGAGGAATATATTATGGAATTATCAGATCGCGCTACACAAGTCCTGCGTAACTTCGCGGGTATCAATGGAAACATCTACTTCAATGAGGGTAATGTAGTTCGAACCGTCTCTGAGTCTAGAACTGTACTCGCAAAGGCAACCCTAGACGTAGACTTCCCTACATCGTTTGGCATATACGATCTGCGTGAGTTTCTCAGTGTAATGGGATTGGTGGACAGTCCTAACCTGAACTTTGATCAGTCTAGTGTCGCGATCTCGGATTCTACTGGTCGTTCTAAGATCAAGTATTTCTATTCGTCACCTGATACTCTGACAACTGCAAAGGGCGATCTGACGTTACCGGGTGAGGATGCGTGGTTTACTCTGGATAGTCAGACTCTGAACCGTGTCAAGAGTGCTGCGGGTGCATTGGGTCATAGTGAAGTTAACGTCCATATAGATAATGGACTGATAACGTTAACCGTTAAGGACAATGACGATGAAACCTCACATGCATTCAGTATTGTTGTGGAAGGTGAATCACAGTATCCAGACCTCAAGGTTGTATTCAATATCAACAATCTTAGGTTGTTAGAAGACGGCGACTATCGTGTTGCACTATCGTCTAAGTTTATTTCACATTTCGTGAATAAAGAATCCAATATGGAGTATTGGGTAGCGCTACAGAAATCTAGTCAATTTAATTAAATAGAGGACAAACTTGTGGATAATGATATAATGGATCTAGTAAACCGAGTGACGCGTAGTACAGTCGCGGTTGTAGATACGGTCGCCGGACGCGGTGGTTTTAGAGGTGAAGAGTTATCAACTATTGGTCAACTACGAGATCAGTGTATCTCATTGATCCAAAAGGTTGAGACACTTCAGGGTGAAGGTGAAACTCCTTCGGAGGGATAACATGTTAGAGATTCTTTTTTATGTTGTTCTCGTTGCGGTTGTGGCATTTATAGGGTATAAGTATTTTGGTGATCTTGACATTCCCAATGTTGGTGAGGAACTTGTTGTCACTAAGGTCGAACCCAAACCCAAACCCAAACCTAAACCCAAAACTAAGAAGAAGCCCACGATGACTATTGAAGAGTTAAATAGTATGACCAAAGAGCAGTTGTTCGACATGGCCACACAATTGGACTTAGAAGTATACAAGTCTTGGACTAAGACGAAACTGATGTCTACACTGGCAACACATCACGAACTCTAAAGAATAGGGGAACTTAGGTTCCCTTTTTTCTTGCTTATTTGTTTCTTATAGTGTACAATGTACAACTTATGAAACCCTTTTACTTTATTATGGAAATCTTATGACTGATACCTTTCTCTGGTGCGAAAAGTACCGCCCTCAAAATATTGACGACTGCATCCTTCCTGCCAACCTCAAGAAGACATTCAAGGACATTCTAAAGACCGGTGAACTACCTAACATGTTGTTTACGGGTACTGCGGGTCTGGGTAAAACTACGGTCGCACGTGCATTATGTAACGTACTTGACCTTGACTATATTCTAATCAATGGTTCGGAAGACGGTAACATTGATACCCTACGCGATAAGATCAGACGTTTCGCATCGTCTGTGTCCCTAATGGGTGGTTACAAGGTTGTCATCCTAGATGAGGCAGACTACCTTAACCCACGTTCTACCCAACCCGCATTGCGTGGATTCATTGAGGAGTTCTCAGATAACTGTCGATTCATCATGACCTGCAACTTCAAGAATCGTATCATCGAACCTCTACACTCTCGTTGTGGTGTGTATGAGTTCAATACCAACAAGAAGTCTATGGCACCACTGTGTGGTGACTTCATGGCCCGCGTGACTGATATCCTGAAGATTGAAAAGGTCGAGATGGACAATCAACAGGGAGTTGCTGAACTCATCATGAAACATGCACCGGACTGGAGACGCATTCTTAACGAACTGCAACGTGCCTCTATCGGTGGTGAACTCAAGATCAGTAACTTGAACAAGACTGATGCATCCTATGAGGCACTGTATAAGTCTCTCAAGGAGAAGAACTTCAAGACTATGCGTCAGTGGGTCACTAATAACATTGACGTAGACTCGTCTGTTATCTTCCGCACTATATATGATCAGATGTTTGAGAACATCGATCAACAATCTATTCCCCAGTTGGTTCTGATCCTCGCGGACTACCAATACAAGGATGCGTTTGTTGCTGATCATGAATTGAATATGGTTGCGTGTTTAACTGAAGTGATGGCAAATGTGGAGTTAGCATAATGAAGATAATTGTTGCGGGGTATGGGCCTGTTGGCGTCGCGACTGCTGCGGCACTAGAGAACCACCCCAATGTCGATTTGTATATCGATGATCCCTATAAGGGACACGACTATGATCCGGAGGGACTCGAACCTCCGGTTGGTGTTATCATCTGTGTGGCGACACCTATGGATCCTGAGACGGGTAAGTGTACCACAAAAAATGTAGAAGATGTGATGGAGAAGTATCATGGTACTAAGATCATGATCAAATCTACTACAGACCCTATGTGGTTGGAAGAGAACTGTGGGCCCGATGTGACGTTTTGTCCTGAGTTCCTCAAAGGTACCACCGGTGCAGATCCTACCAAGGAGTTTCTGGAAGGTGAGTTCGCGATCTATGGTGGTGGACACATGAGGTTCTGGCACGAACTCTTCAAACCCGTACTACCCAATCTGAAGACTGTTAAGTTCGTTAGTCTGCAACAGGCGGCATTCGCAAAATATGTGTTGAACTGTTTCCTCGCAACTAAAGTCGTGTTCTTTAACCAGATGCATCACATCTACGAACAGTGTGGTTTCGAGGACTTTGATATCATGGTAGATGCCGTCTGCACGGATCCCCGAGTCAACGAGAGTCACACTCAAGTGCCTGGCCCCGATGGTTTCGCGGGTTACGGTGGACACTGTTTCCCCAAGGACATGAGTGCACTTAAAGAGATGGGAGAGGCTTGTGGTGCGAATGTAGATGTGTTACAATACCTAATAGAAGCAAACGCATACCAAAGACAAGGTGGTTACGATGAGCAATAAACCGTTCGATTATATAACCGCGATAAATTACTCTAAGAAACATTTGATTGTAAGTAAGGAAACGGAAGCAGAGTATCTTCCCTATATTACCAATGGCACGTTGTCATACTTCGCAGATACTGTTATAGCAGCAAACGTTATGAATCAGTATTATAATCTCGACAATAAACTTCAATTCGATTTTTTACTAAATATAATTAGAAAAAGAAAACGGTTCTCCAAATGGAATAAACCGTCTGAAATTGAAGACTTGGATGCGGTAAAGGAATATTATGGATATAGCAATGTTAAGGCAAAGTCCGTTCTGTCACTTTTATCCCCTCCTCAAATTAAAGAGATAAAAGCGAGGATATATAAAGGTGGAAGAAACTAATCCATGGACACCGGATGATATGTTAGAAATCATCCTTAACGAACCAGATGATTTTTTGAAGGTACGAGAAACTTTAACCCGTATTGGCGTTGCAAGTCGCCGCGAGAAGAAGTTGTACCAGTCTTGTCATATTCTACATAAGCAGGGTCGGTACTTCATAGTACACTTCAAAGAACTATTTTTACTTGACGGTAAGAAATCTAATCTAGAGTTGTCAGATCTACAGAGACGTAATAGTATCACAACGTTACTGGCAGACTGGGGATTAGTTCAGATCGTTGACCCTAACCTAGCCGCAGACTGTGCACCCCTCCGACAGATCAAGATCATTGGTTTTAAGGAGAAAGATGAGTGGAGTTTGTGTCCCAAATATAATATTGGTACTAGATGACAGATTCATTTGTGGGGGGTGATACTATTGTTGATCCCCCTAAGACTTTACCAGATGGTAAAGAGATTGAATATCGTATACCCACGTGGGGAAAGTTCGAAGAGAAAGAACTTTGGACGTGGGATAAGGCGTTAAGGTTTCTCGACACCCACCCGAAAGAGATAATCGATCACCACAAAGAGAAGATGCGATTCTTCTTGAAGAACTCTCACAAGAGACCCTCATCACCGGAGTTTGCAAAATATATTGCCACGACGATGGAAGGGATCTTTCATAAGAACCCTATTACTAATATATGTTTCTTTGGGTTTGGTAGGGACTGTGACAGTTACCCATGGCACAAAGACAAAATGGATGTGTTCCTTGTCCAAGTGTTGGGGGAGATAAAGATCCGTGTGGAAGGTACTTCCTTCGAAGACACACCACGTGCATTTGTTCCAGGCGATTGTGTCTGGATACCTAGAGGAATGCATCACCAGATCATCACGGAGAACTCTCGGGTCACGTTCTCCTTTGGTGTAGAACAAGATCCAGACCCATCTACTTACATAGCTGAGACATGATTATGATTGAATATAATGAAAGAAGTTGGAAGTATACAGTGCAGATCGGAAACACAAAGGTCGAAATGCATTGGATAGAAGACGGACAATATCCAAACTTACCAGTAATTTTACCAATAGTAACGTAACACACGTATAAATAACACCGTGATGCCGAATGGTCGGGTCACACTAACAAC